CAACGGTGGGATAATGGTTTTATTAGCGAAAGTAATTATGTATTAAATTTGCCTAAGTTTAAAAATCTTTCAGCAGATATATTAAAACATAGTGAGATTTTTTTTAGACAATACTTAAGGATTAATCAAAAGAATAAATTTAAACTTACTACATCTTGGACAGTAAAGCACGTAACTGGTGATTACGCACCTAATCATATGCATCAAAATGCAATGTTTAGCGGGATAGTATATCTTCAAACGGATGATAATTCAGGGGTAATATCATTTGCACCACCTGCTAGGTCATATTTGGATAGTTTAATTGCGTTAGATTTTGATGAAGAAAATATTTATAATTCTAGTAAGTTTTCGTTTGTACCTAAAAAGTATGATATTATTATATTTCCTTCATGTTTATATCATCAAGTTTCTGCATGTAATTCTACACAAGAAAGATTGATTATTGGGTTCAACTTTTTTCCATATGGTACTTTTTTAAAAAGTATCAGTGAATTAAAAATTTAAATATTATGTCATTTAAAATTAATTGTGGGCCGAATTCAGATAAAAGAGAATTCTATTTTAAGCTGCATCCATTTAGAAGAAAAATAGCAGTTTTAGTAAGTGGAGGTATAGATAGTGCTATATTGTATTATATAATACAAAAGGCTATAAGTGAAAGTAGCTTAAATTATACTTGTACTCCTTTCACTATATTAAGAAAAGAAGGATCACCTATTTATGCACCATTAGTTATACAATATGTAAATAGCTTATTTAATATTCCGTTTATAGAATTAAATATAGTAGGAGATAATCTTTTAGAGGAACACTTGCAAGTTGGATCAGCAGAAAAAGAAATTCACAAAGATTTTTTAGCTAACATATTATATGTTGGTCTAATTGAAACATTAGAAATTCATACGATAGGTTGGCTACCTCCTTACAACCCAATTGAAACAGAAAATACCAAATATCCATTAAAAAACCTTAGTAAACCACATGTTATCGATTTATTTTATCAACTAGGACAACAGAAGTTATTGGAATTTACTCATAGTTGCGTTTTTGCAGATAAAATGTGTTTGAATTGTAATGGGTGTACAGAAAGACAATATGGGTTTAATAAACTTGGGAAAATTGATCCTAGACTAAAATAAAATATAGTAGATAGCATTGGTGTGCGGTGTAGACTTATAAACTTTAGAGATTGGTCAAATGGGCTGGAACAGTAGGGTTCAAATCCCTAATCTACTACCAAAACATTTGTATTTTAATTGTAGTCGTGATATAAATATAATACACTCGGGATTCACTTGACCGTTATTAAAAGTGGGTATTGATATTCCAAAATATCACGGTGCGTAGGATCTACCGCAAAGCCGGCGTGACATCGGTGATAGAAAAATCTTAGGGAGATACGGTAATGCCCATAGACTATTCCGTTGGGACAGGGTAAACAACTCAGTTCAGGGCTTGGTAGTGCGAGTAGCTGAACACTAACAACCGCGGGGTGGAGAAGCGGAAACTCACTAGGCTCATAACCTAGAGATCGGCGGTTCGAATCCGTCTCCCGCAACCAAATTATGTCAGCAATTAAAGTTATTAAATTAGAACGTTCATGCGATGGTTGTACAAAATGTTGTGATGGATGGCTTACAGGATCAGCATATGGTCATGAATTCTATCCTGGTAAAAAATGTTATTGGTCGAGTAAAAGTGGTTGTAACATCTACGAATATAGACCACATGAACCATGTGTGACTTTTAAATGTTACTGGAAAACAGATAGAATTGTTCCATTTGAGTTTAAACCAGATAAAATTGGTGTAATACTTGTAGAACGATACATGGACGGATATTTTTACTTAGATGTAAATTATGGTGGAAACTATATACCTATTGAAGTAATAGATTGGTTACATCAAATGTTTACAGAGAAGAAAATATTACACATTAGATATAGAAAAAATGGTAAATATAAATTAATTAGTGATGATTTAGAATTTACACAGATGATGACAAATAAATTAGGAATTGATAGTTTTGATGTAATATTGGGGGATTAGTATAGTTGGGAAAACACTGCGCTTGCACCGCGGAGTCGGGAGTTCGACTCTCCCATCCTCCACCAAAGGCTATTTAAAATGTTTATAAATTATATTAATACAGTAAAACTTATTGATAATAATTTTTTTACTTTAAAAGAATGTAATCAACTCATTGATACATTGTTTGCTTTAAAATCATATTGGCAAAATACCGATGCTATAAATTTTTTAACTTTTTTACCTTTGCCTAAGTATATTATTCCTGATAGGATCGAATACATACAAAATGTCCACTTGTATAAAGAGTTAATGTATGCTAATTTTTCTGTGATTTATGAAAAATTGAGGGATGTACTGAGTAATTTATTTGAGATTAAATGTTCATTCCATGAAAATTTAAATTATCCAGGATTTCATATTACAACAGGTAAAGAAATGAAATATCATAATTTTCATATTGATCATTTTCCTTCTTTATCTAGCTTTTTAATTAACGAAGAAAAATTATATTTTGCAAACTATCATATTTTTAGTATAATAATACCTTTAAGTACAATTTCAGATTCAGATGGATTGATTTTTGAAAATAAAACAAAACCATATGGTCCATATAATTTTTTAAGATACACACCAGGAATGTTAGCTATTTGGGATGGTAATATAAAACATTCTATAAAGCCCTTCCTATCCCATAGTGATAAATTAAGAATAACTTTACAATGTCATTTGATAATGAAAGGAAATAAAGGACTTATTTACTGGTGATACTAATTTGACAATAAAACAAACATAGCTTATAATCTATTTTTTTTATACTAAAAGTCATGAAAACTATTAACAAATTGTTTTGTCTGGTATCTATCTTAATTGTAACTGGGTGTGGATCTGGAGAAGATTCTGAAACTTCTACTAAATTAACTAATAATACTTTAACTTATAATAATTATAATGATTCGTGGGATAAAGCCCGAGTTTATAGACCATATAATCCTATTCCTATATCAATACAAGAAATAGGTAACCTCCCGCCTGGACCAGTTGCAATAAGTTTACATGGTTGTGATGGCGTTCAAAGCAAGAATTTAGGTTTAGGAGATAAGTATTATCCAATATTTTTAGCAATGCAAGGATATTTGGTGATCGAACCAGACAGTTATAATGGTATGATTATCGGCGATCCAAAATCATTATTGTGTTACACAGACCCTATACAAGGTCCAATTTATCCTACTAGTTCAACTGGTTATGAACTACCACTTAGAGCAAGGGATGCAGAATATGCAATTAATAAAGTAAAAGATAGTAGTTTTTGGGACAAAAAAACTTTACTTGTTCAAGGGCAAAGTCAAGGTTTTATAATTTTACCAAATATAAATTACCAAACTACACAATCCGTAACAAAATGGTTATTTTCGGGAGGAGCATTTTTTTGTGATAGGATATATCGATATCCAGGTACCATGTTTAAACCTACAAACAATAACCCTACTCTAATAGTTAATAGTGAGTATGATGAGACTTCCCAAGATTGTATTTACAAAACGGAAAAGCAATTTCCTAATGTCAGTGTAAAACTTATAAGTGGAAATTTTCATACACCTATTTTTAGTAACGAAGGACAACAAATAATAAAAGAGTTTGTAAAAATTTCACAATAAATATAATTGTAGCGTACTTATATGCGGGTATGGTGCTAACGGTTAACACACGACCTTGCCAAGGTTGAGTTGAGGGTTCGATTCCCTCTACCCGCTCCAAATATAAAGGAAAAATTATGCCAACCTCATGGCTCATTAGTGACACCCATTTTGGTCACGAAAAAACCTGCACTGTATTTAAACGACTAGATGGAAGTCCACTTCGGCCCTTTAGTTGTGCACAAGAAATGGATGAGTTCATGGTAAAAGCATGGAATGAACGTGTTCGCCCAAACGATAAAGTATATCATCTAGGAGATGTGGTTATCAATCGTAAATTTCTACATATTCTTGGTAGACTTAATGGTGACAAAGTGCTTATACGTGGTAACCATGATATTTTTAAACTAGAAGACTATACACCTTATTTTAGAGATATACGCGGATATGATGTTAAAAATGGAATGATTTTTAGTCATGTACCAGTACACCCCGAAAGCCTAGCAAGATTTGGATGTAATATTCATGGACACCTTCACGCTAATCGTGTTATGAAAATTATTGGGGTAAACACTAAAACTGGTGAGTTTAATTATAGTAATGAGATTGATCCACGTTACTTTAATGTTAGTGTAGAACAAATAGATTTCGCTCCTATCGCACTAGAAGAAGTTAATAAACGTATTACTGAGCAAGGTGGACATGTTGGGTTTAAACACGGTAATCAAGTCATAATGTAATAAATAATGTATGCTATATATAAGTTACAGAGGACTTTTTAACGGTGAAGATCCATCCGTAGAAAATACACCAGATCAAATTGCCAAAGCTTTTGGTAGAGGGTTAGCGTGTATGGTAGATGCATGGCGTGTTGATAATAAGATTTATTTAGGGAGTAACTTACCATTAAACGAAGTTACTCCCATTTTTTTAAAAGGAAATAAATTTTATATCAACGCACGTAATGATGATATGTACACTTGGTTACAATCTCAGCCTAGTTCTTTCTACCCTAATTATTTCACTGTACCACTTCCATTAGAAAATTACTATACGGTGAGCAGTGGTTATTTATGGACTTTCCAAACAAGCCCTGTTAATAATCAAAGTATTATGGTACTTCCTGAATCATATGACAGTGGGTTATTCAGTACAGTGAATTTAAGGTGCTATGGTGTCTGTAGTAGTTTATGCCCGACAATTAAACGTATGCGTAATGAAGGGCTGAGTATTTATGGACCGTTTTACTAAAAAGGGCCTTACGGCCCTTTTTTTGTGGCTATATTACCTATGCCAACCACACAATTTTTATATATAGATGGTAAACCAAATGCTAACAAAGAATTGGTTATAAACAATACAATAAGCATTGCAGCAGAGTATTATCCACTTCCGCAACATATTATTTTTGAAATGCGTAAATTGGGACATTCGGTGTTTGGTGAAACTATAGTTGATGCCAGACAAAAAAATAGGATAAAACTTAATATTGATTTGGGCTTGAGAGAAACGGTATATGTTTTGACCCATGAAGTTATTCATCTAAGCCAAATCACAACAGGGCAACTTGCAATGGGGCGCAACGGCTCGGTTATTTGGGATCATGGATATATAGTTGACAAAAATAAGCTTAGTAAGCTATCATATAAGCAATATATGGAATTGCCTTGGGAAGCAGATGTTGTGAAAAAACAACAGTTTTTGTTGGAAAAGTTGCACAAAAAATAAGCAGTAATAATTTGACAATAAATGAACATGGGTGTATAATATGTCTTATGCTAAGAAATCGCAAAAAACGCAGTGACCGCAATCATGTAATCTACTTGATTGAGAATACTATTAATGGGCAACAATACATCGGACTCACTGCATTAAGTTACGGTGGAAATGTCTATAAAACGTTACGCCGCAGAATGCAAAAACATTTGCAACGGGCAATGGTGGAAAACAAAGATTGGGGATTGTGCATTGCGTTACGTGAACATGGGCCAGAAAGTTTTGTGTTTAGTAAGTTGGAAGTTGTTCGTGGTAAAAAGCCTGCCCATGAACGTGAGACAGAATTAATTAAGGAATTTAATCCTGCCCTAAATACTTTTAAATAAATCAGGTATAGTGTATATTAATTAATATTGGAGGTGAATTATGTTAATGGAACAACTTTGTAAAACTTTTGACTATAAAATAAGCGATGGTAGCGAATACCAATGGTCATGCTATGGTCCTAATGCAAGGTTCTTAGATTTTGACAATGAATACAGTATGGCTAGTGTCATTTTTGATTCTAAAACCCAAACAATTTATCAAGCTGAAGTTTGGATAAAGGATTCCAATGATAACCCATATCGTTGGGTGCATCCTGACTATGTAAAACGGTTAGCAGATGAAGCAAAAGCTAAGGGTGTTGATAACAATATCGCATTTGACAATATAAAATTTATTGTAGTTGATGTTGAGGAAGATTTTTTAGAAAAAGCAACAGCGATTTGGAATAACCTACCCTTCGATAAACGTTTACAAGTTCCAATTGATGAGGACGTGTTTTATGATTTAGCGAAATTGGCACATGAACGTGATATAACAGTAAATAAGTTAGTAGAGAACATTTTAACTGAACTTATTGAAAGGGAAAAAAATGAAATTTAAGAAACTAATTTTAGCGACTGTCCTAGGTGTGTTGCCTATAGTATCTCATGCCGATCTTACAGTGCGTGAGCGTAATTTTGCAATTGGTGGTGTGGTATTAGGTGCATTAGCGGCTAATGCAATGTCAGGTCCTAGTCAGGGATACTATAATCCGCAACCAATGGGATATGCGCCAAGTTATCCGCAGCAAGTGTATTATGCTCCCAGACCAATGCCGGTATACAATCAGTGTGAGGTACGTCATTATAGACATGGATATATACAAGATTGTATGCCACGTGGACACTATCGTGTTACTCCACCGGTGATTGGGCAAGTTACCCCATATGGCATGCCTCCCCCACAAGTTAATATCATCTATTCACGTTAATTATGGAAACCATTAGACAATTAAGTAATGACTATCAACCTACAACGAATTGGTCGGAAACAGATTGGGATAAGTTTGTTGTATGGTTGAAAGGGGTATTATTGGAAACTACTGTAACAGTAACCTTTATAAAAAAAGATGGTAGTGAACGGGTAATGAATTGTACACTAAACCCGTCAGTGTTACCCACTAAAGAAATTACAAATGAGGCTAAAACTAGAAAGCAACCAACAAATACTATATCAGTTTATGATATTAATCAAAATGGTTGGAGAAGTTTTACGATTAAATCTGTTAAACGAGTTCAATTTACTCTATGAACGATAATATAAAAACAGTTTGGAATAAAGCAGCCTCAAGTCATGTTCAAGAAAATACTAGCTGGGCTACGCAACAAAATTTTCTAATACGTTTTGCGGAACTTATTGTAGAAGAATGCGCCAATATTGCTAATAAACCTACAAGCTTCCCACATGAATCATATGGGGAAAAGATGAAACAACATTTTGGATTTAAATGAATCCAATTGCTAGAATGTTGTTTTATCGTGCAGTTACTTCAACTTATGAAGTACGTCCAAGCATGGATGAAACACACATCGTTACAAGTTTTGATTATGACAACTATGCAAGATATGTAGTTGAGGAATCTATTAAGTTATTAAACGAAAACAACCACACTGAAGCCAGTAAATTATTACAAGAATTTTGGTTTGATGACCAAATTTGACAATAAATCCAATTTATCTTATACTACGGATATTGATTAACTAAAGGAAAAATCATGCGAGTTGAACGAGTTGGTGCAATTGAAACTAGTCCCGCCCGTCAAATGTTTTATACAATGTGGGCAGAGAAGATGAGTGCAAGTGCAAGGTTAACCAAAATTGTGCGTGAGGGTAGTCCTGCTGAAAAAGAATGGGAAATCCGTCGCAAACAAGTAGAACCTGCAGTACGCATTGAGATTAGCCAATCCATAAGAAGTTTACCCAAAGGTTGACAATAATTCCATAGTATGTTAAACTACGGTATAGTGTGAAAAACGGAGATTACTATGTACTTTCGTAAGTCTTACAATAACTTAAGCCGAGGAAATATTGTGCGTAAACAAAAAAATACTGTGAGTTTTCCCGCTGTTGATGTTTGGGCCGCAGCCTGCGGTGCACAACGCATTAATGGTACATACGTTAAGATGGTAACCTCATACGCCACTAACGAGGAAATTCTACCCAACAGTCTACAAACTCCTGCTAAAGAAACTAACCGTATGATCATGGATAGGCTGCTACATGATACCAGCCTTATTACAAGTGAGGATCGCACACAGGCCGAATTGGTGCGTAATTATTACAAGGGTCTTACCTTCAAAATTCTACAAGGCAAAAAACTAAGCGAGTTTGATAACAACGCTATGGTCTTTGCTAATCGTGATGTTATTGAAAGCAATTACGATATCGCAGTTATTGCTAGTCTTCCTGCATCATATCAACGTGCTGTTAAACGTGATAATGATGTACGCAAACTAGAAAATGCTAGTGGTGGACATATCGGCACAGTTGGACAAAAGGTTACAGTAAATGTAGAGGTTGTGCGTAGTTCATTCAGCCAACAATACAATGTTTACTTTATTAGTGGAGTGACCACTGACGATCAGGCTGTATTTTTCAGCTATAAAGAACCTATTGATAGTGGTAAATTAATTGTTGCTCAAGGTACTGTTAAGCGTCACGGCGAAAACACCACTCAACTTAATCGTGTAAAGGTAATTTAATATGGAAATCCAATTAGCAAATCAACACCAACACCACATCGCCAATTTAATGTGGGATGCAAAAGACATGTTAGAAGTAAGACAAATCATTGCTACATATGGACCAAATGCTGAAATTGTTTTTCAAATGATGATGGCTGCGGTGTTTGATTCTATCAATGACACCGACCTAGCAGAGATGGTGTTAAATAGTATTAAATGAAAATACAACCTAAATATACGTTGATCGGTTATGAGTATACTATATTTCCCATTGATGCATGGAGCCGCAAACATATACGCAATCTGTGTGATAATCTTTGTCTTTCATATGATGAAGTTTTTACCACAATGGGCGCTCCTGCATTAAAATTTACCGAGAAAGACTATAAAAATATTACAGCTATTCTTAAAGATTATACCGTCGATGAATAATTTAGATAAAATTTTGAATGATGCAATAAAAGGTATAGATAGTGCGTACAAGGATATGGCTGTATGTAGAAGCATTGCCAAGCACATTGTAAAAGATTTGGATAGTGAATTATCTAAAATAAAATGGGTAGGCGATGATGAGGGTTGGAATAAAGCTATCGAGGCTGTACGTAAAGAACTTAAGCAAAGGTATAATAATTAATTGACAGAAATTAGTAACACCATTATAATCAACGATATTAGACCTACTGATGCGTTGGAGTACAAATATGATCTTACATCAAATGGATATGTTGTTAACAAAGATTTCTCTTGGTATTGGCGAGCACCCAGTATACATGGAGTGGGTAGTGTTGAGTTTTATTTTTCTAATCCTTCAATTGCAACTTTTTTTAGATTAAAATGGTCATAGGTGCTACATGAAAAATTTTATTGCAGGAACATTTTTCGGTATTGTTATTGCTACAATTGGTTTTACAGGGCTTGCAAAACTGTTAGATAATAGTGTAGAAAAAGTCAAATCTACGGTGCAAGAACACGCAAATAAATGACAGGTTTCAAAAGTAAAGTATTAAGTAAGGATTGGGATATGGGATTAGATCAATACGCATATGTTGCCAGTAAGGCAGATACAGACTATAACGATCATAGCCGTCAAAAATTAGCATATTGGCGTAAGCATCCAAATTTACAAGGTTGGATGGAACAACTTTGGGAAGAAAAAGGTCGTCCTGGCATTTATGGTACTGGACAAGTTAATGAGTACGATGGTGTATTTAATGGAATCGAAGTAGAATTAACTTGGGATGATGTTGACAAACTTGAGCGTGATATCAAATCAGGTGCAGTGTCCAATTTGGGAACCACTGGTTTCTTTTTTGGTAATCCAAGCGACGATTATTATTACGAGGATGATCTAAAATTTTGTATTGATGCTAAAGCAGAATTATTTTTAGGTCGCAAAGTATTTTACAATTCAAGTTGGTGATATATGAGTGGATACAATTTAGTACGAAAAATTAAATTACTTGAAGAAAGGTGTACTGAGCTTGGTTTTCTTATGTGCCAAGCTAGACATTTTGATAATAGTTTTGGTGATCTACTAGCAATTAAACCAAAAGATGTTGAATCATTACCTCCTTACAGCCGTGACGCTGAAATTTTTATCGGCACACTAACTGATTTAGAGCGTTGGTTAGAAGGTATTGAATGGGCTAGGAAATACGATAGAATGCTTTTTGGTGTAAAGCATGATGAAAAGCGAGTTCGGAAGGAACAAGACTATCGCAACGAGGTATTGGTAAAAATCCTAAAGTCGGAAAAGGTTGACAATAAATAAACCCTGTGCTACAATGTGGTATTGTTTAGTTAAGGAGTTGTTATGAGTGCTTCGTGGATCGCTAAGTTACAAGAATCCGATAGTCGATTGTATAAAGAGGATGTAATCAAACAAGCATTAGAGGCTGCTACATTAGGGTCTACCAATGCTATCAAGTTTCTTACACTTGCTAAGGTTACGTATAACCCATATGTAACATTTGGAGTGCGTAAAGTTCCTGATACTGTTGGCATTACTGATGCTGAGAATCCCTGGGATGAATTCGATGACTTATTATGTGAACTTGGTCAGCGTGGATTGACTGGGAATAGGGCATTAGAAGCAATTGATGAAATGAGCCAACGGTTCGATAGTACAGAATGGAACAACTTTTGTGCTCTAGTCATTCGTCGTGACCTACGATGTGGGATCAGTGATAAAACAATCAACAAAATATGTAAAGGCACTGATTACGAAATTCCCGTGTTCGGTTGTCAATTAGCGACCAATAGCGAAGGTCGTCCTGAAATGTGTGGTACTAAACGCTTAGAACCAAAATTAGATGGCGTTCGTGTACTTATGATTTTTAATCCCCCAAGTGGCTATCATAGTGATATACATGTTACCAGTTATAGTCGCAACGGAAAAGTATTTGAAAATTTTACACACATTGAAAAACAAATTAGTGAAAATTTTCATAAACTTGTTCGCAAAGCAGGTACAAGTAACCTGAGCATGGGCTTTGTATTAGACGGTGAAGTGATTGGTAATAGTTTTCAGGAGTTAATGCGTCAGGCAAGACGCAAGGAAAATGTTCAAGCCGAGGATAGCGTGTTTAATATCTTTGACATTATTCCTTTAACTGCGTTTCGTGAGGGACATTGGAACGCACAGTTAAGTAAGCGTATTAAAATCCTTGAAGATATGCGCCCAATAATTGATAAAATGCCCAATGTAGAATTGTTACCACATATTATGGTAGACTTAGATACGGCCGCAGGTAAGGATCAATTGTTGCGTTATGCTAAGGATCAAGTCAATGCGGGGTTCGAAGGCATTATGATTAAGGAATTAGATGCCCCGTATGAGTGTAAGCGTAATACATTTTGGATGAAATGGAAGCCTACTATCACAGTAGATTTGGAGGTGGTTGGTGTTGAAGAAGGTACTGGAAGAAATAAAGGACGGTTGGGAGCATTGGTTTGCCATGGAACCGACGATGGAAAAGAAATTACAGTCAACGTGGGTAGTGGTTTTAGCGACAGTGATAGAGATGACCTTTATATTAACCGTAATTTGGTTGTTGGCAGAACTGTGGAAATTTTATGTGACATAATCACGCAAAACCGTGATGGTACATATAGTTTGCGTTTCCCACGTTTTGTAAGGTTTCGTGATGACAAATAAGTTTAGGCCATTGCAATTGGCACCCAGTTACAAACATAAAAGCTTTTTAAAACAACAAAAACATAGAAGTTTTAACTGGGTGCCATATCAACAATATATTCCTGATAATTATAAACCTCGGGCTTTGACTAAAGCATTTAGTGTGTTACATTATCTAGCCTGTCATTCGCCCAATAAACTTCGTTTAAAATATGAAGGCAGTTATAATCGATTAGTAAGAAAACACATTCCTACCAAAGCTGGTATGGATTATACAATTAGATACAGTCCTTTTTAGGAGATTATATGAAGGTAGTAAAAAGCGAGTGGCATCAGGTAGAAAAAGTGTATGGGTTAGAATTAGA